TCGATGATTGACCCTGAAAACCCTACGGCGGTTTACTGATGGCTGTAAAGACTTACGGTTTCGACCTGGTGCAGAATGTTCGCACTTTGGTTGTTGGCGCAAGCACATCGGTGCAACATGTTTGCGTTCATAATCATGAGCATGCGGCCAGTAAAGAGATTTTTGTTGGCGGCTCAGATGTGACCGTTGATAACGGCATGCACGCTGTCGCTACGGCTACTGGCGTTGTGCAGTTGTTGCCAGGCGATGAGCTGTATGCAATTACCTCGCAGACCGGCTGTAACTTGCGAATTTTGGTGGTGAAGTAATGGCACAGGCTGTTATTGCAGACATTGACGGCACGCTAATCACTTTCGATGGCGATCGTAATGAAATGGTTTATGACTACCTCGAGAGTTTTGACGATACCGAGATAATCATTGTGACGGCTCGCCTAGAGTCTGAGCGCGAGGCTACCGTTTCTGAGCTTGAAATTTTAGACATTGATTATGACCAGTTGATTATGAAACCCGATGCCGATACCGATTCAACTGAGTTCAAGAAACTTACCGCTGAAACATTGCTCGAAACTTACAATGTGATGGTTGCGGTTGATGATAGTGCAGACATTCGCGAGGCTTATTCAAGTTTGGGCATTACTGCTATTGCACCGGCTGATGTGCCAGATGTGCCTGAAGATGATGAAGATCGCGCAATAAATGAAGATGCACCGGCTTACATGCGTGCGGCTGCTAGGCGTGGGCTTGAGTTTTATGCCGATGGTTTGGGTGGCGATGGTTTGGTTGAGCGCACTATTCGTGAGGCGCGCGAAATGGCTGAGGGTCGCGTTACCGATGATAAGTGGATTCGTATCGCTGCCTGGATCGCTAGACACATGGATGACCTCGATGCGCCCGATGCGCAACCCGATTCTGATAACTATCCGTCTGCCGGTGTTGTCGCTCATTTGCTTTGGGGTTCAGGCCCAACTAAGCGAGCTGCTGAGCGCACTATGGCTTTCGCAGAATCGGTGGTTGCTAGAATTGAGGCAGAGCAAGAAAGAGAAACTATGACTGCTGATACGCGTTCTAAATGGGTTGATGTTGCTTGGCGCATCAAGAGCCAACTCGAGGGCGGCGACTCTGAGGGCCGTTCGACTAGCAAGCAAGAGCAGCGCATTCATGCGACTAATTTTGAGATTCGTGAAACCGCTGATGGCATGGCTTTTACCGGTTATGCTGCCGTTTTCAATTCGGACTCTGAGCCGTTGCCGTTCATCGAGCGGATCGCGCCTGGCGCTTTCAAGCGTTCGTTGCAGTCGCGCAATGAGGTCAAGTTGTTGTGGAATCACGATGCTGGTGAGCCGTTGGCTTCGGTTCGCGGTGGCACTCTAAAACTTACTGAAGATGAGGTTGGTTTGCGCGTTGAGGCTACCCTAGCCAATACGACCAGAGGCCGCGATGTTGCTGAGCTCATCAGATCAAATGTGGTCAATTCTATGTCTTTTGGATTTTCTGTTATCAAGGATTCGTGGCAGGGCGAGGTTCGCACTCTTGAGGCGGTCAGGCTTTTTGAAACATCAATAGTTTCTTGGCCGGCATATACGGCTACCAGCGGCACGATCTCGGTTCGCTCAGCTGCACCTGGCATCGATGCCGATCAGTTGGCTGATGCGCTTATGCGTTTGGAGTCGGGCGAGGAATTAGAAGAATCTCACGCGACCCTGATTACAGATGTTGTGGCAAAACTTACCAAGACTGAAGAAGTGCAAGAAGTTCAGGGCGACATTCTCGCGCTGAAGAAGAAGAAACTCGACCTACTACTAAAGGAAATGTAATGCCAACTAAAGAAGAAATTGAGATTGCTGTAAAGGTTATTAGTGAGGTTGCTGGTGCGCCTACTGTTGGCCCGGTTGCCGATCTAATCAAAGAGCTAAAAGATTCTTCAGTACCGGCTAAAGAAGTTCGGATTACTGAGGCTAAAGAAACTCGCTAACTTTCTCGAGTTTTACCCTCTCGGCTTTTTACCCTTTTGCCGAGAGGGTTTTTCTTTCCGCTGTTATATTGCGGTGGCTAAACTTTTATTAGGTTCAGCGTTAGCGCGGCCAACTCTGTTCAGCGTTATCGCGGCAGAAAATTCATCTAACCTATTTGAAAGGAAATCAAATGTCTGATTTCATCAAGGGTCAGGCTGAAGTTCGCAACAACCTAATTTCACAGATGCGTGAAGTTTTGGATGACGCTGAGAAGCGTGGCGGACTAACTGCTGAGGACTCACAAAAGATTGACCGCCTCGAGGCTGATATTGCTCAGCGCGATGCTGCCATTGCTACTGCTCAGAAAGTTGCTCAGCGTTCAGCTGAGGCTGCTGAGGCTGCCGGATCATTCGCACCAGAAGTTGCACCAGCATCATCTGAGGCAGATGTTCTTCGCGCTATTGCTCGCGGTGAGGTTCGTTCGCACGAATTCATGCGCGAAACTCGCGCGCCACTAACACCGACCTCAAACACAGTTCCGACTTCGTTTTATGACCAGGTGTTTCAGGTTGCAACCCTAGTTGGCCCAATGCTTCAGACCTCTGAGGTATTCAACACCGCATCAGGCGAAAACCTAGTAATCCCAACCGTAACTGCAATCAGCACCTCTGGTTCAGTTGCAGCTGCAGGTACTGTTGCAGAGTCAAACCCGACTTTCTCAAGCATTACTCTTGGCGCTGTAAAGTATGGCGCGATCGTAAACTTGGCAAACGAGTTGGTTACTGATGCTGGATTCAACATCACCGGTTACATTGCTCAGCAACTAGGTACTTCACTAGGTGTACAGGCTAACACCGCACTAACCGATAAGTTGGTTGCTGCTGCTGGCTCAGTTGTTACTGGTGGCACAGCGGTTGGCGGTTCGTTCACATACGAAGACCTAATTTCGCTGGTCTACGGCATTGCCGACGGGGCGAGAGTTTTGCCCGGTCTCGGATTCCAAATGGCTAAGTCAGGTTTGGCTGCTGCTCGCAAGCTAAAGGATGGCGCAGGTAACTACATCTGGCTAGACAACGCTGTAAACGGTCAGCCAGCTCAGTTGCTTGGTTACCCTGTTTACGAAAACCCAGCAATCCCAGCGGTTGCTACTGGTGCTAAGTCGGTGCTTTTCGGGCACATGCCGAGTTTTAAAGCCAGGATCGCCGGTGGAATCTCGGTGGCATCGTCTACCGATTTCAACTTCAGTACGGATGTGACCAGCTATCGCGGTCTAATTCGTGTTGATGGTGGACTAACTCACGCATCACACATCGGATTCTTCAAGGGTGGCGCAAGCTAATCTCGAAGCTCTAAACTGAAACGGCTCGGCATCGCGTGGATTTGCCGGGCCGTTTCTTTTATCTTGCATTTTGTTGCTTTTCTGTGTAATACTTTTTAGGTCAAAGCCTCGCCGGATTCCCCCTATCTTTCCGGCGGGGTTTTGCTATTATCTAGGTATCTACGCGAGAGGCATCTAATGACTAAACTCACCGGCACGATTAGCTGGTTTTCTAATTCACCAACAGCGCCAACCGGGTACGGTGTGCAGTCGAATCAGGTTTTGAATCGCATGATCCGCGATGGCCTCGATGTTGCCGTTTTGAGCAACTATGGGCGCGAGGGTGTGAATGGCACTTGGGAATCTAAGTATGGTGTTGTGCCTGAGTATGCGCGTGGTGCTGAACCCTATTCGCAGGATGTTACACCGCTGAATCATAATCATCATGTTGCCAATGTAGAGAAAGAAAAGGGCAAGCAACCTAATGCGCTTTTCACTCTTTACGATGTTTGGATTATGCGTGGCGATAAGTATGCCGATCTAAACATTGCTAGTTGGGTGCCTATCGATCACAACCCGATACCGCCGCTGGTTTTGGAATGGTGCAAGCGCCCAAATGTTACACCGATCGCGATGAGCCGTTGGGGTCAAGAGCAGCTCAAGAATCGTGGCGTTGAAAGTTTGTACATTCCGCACGCTGTCGAGCCGGTGTTTCAGCCAACTTATGAGGTTGATGGTTTGGATGTGCGCGAGTACATGGGCATCGATGCAGACACTTTCTTGGTTGGCATGAATTTTGCTAACAAGGCCAGCGGTGCAATTCATCGTAAAGCGGTCGCTGAGGCGTTTCTAGCGTTTGCGTTGTTTGCGAAAGATAAGCCCAATGCGGTGCTGTATTTGCACACCGACATGTTTGGTAGTTTCGGCGGTTGGAAACTTGACCACATTTTGACTGCGTGCGGTTTGACTAAAGACCAGGTGATTTTCTGCGATCAGGTCGCTTACCGTTACGGCTATTCGCAAGAGCAACTGGCAGCGTTTTATACCGCGATGGATGTTTACCTGGCTGTTAGTTACGGTGAGGGTTTTGGCGTTGGCACGATCGAGGCTCAAGCGTGTGGCACACCGGTTATCGTTTCGGACATTTGCGCGAGTACTGAGTTGTGCGGCGATGGTTGGTTGGTTGAGTGCCAGCCGTTATGGGATGAGCCTCAGCGTTCTTGGTTTAGCGTGCCTAACATTCCACAAACCGTTAGAGCTTTGAATGAGGCGTATGAGCGACCTCGAGGCAAGTCTGAAAAGGCGATTGAATTTGCTAAGGGTTATGGTGCTGAGCATGTGTGGCAAGAGTATTGGTTGCCGGCGTTGGCCCAAATTCTAAAATGATTCCGGTTCTTGGCTTTTGCACTCTCAAGCGTTTTGATTTGGCTGAGAGGCTGCTGGCCAGCATCGATTACCCGGTTGAGCATTTGGTGATCGTAAACAATTCAGGCACGAAAGCCTGGCAACCTAAGAAACCCGACCTGGTGCAGAATCTTTGGCACATTGAAGTGCCTTTTGGTTTGGGTTTGGTTGGCGCTTGGAATCTGATCGTGAAAGCAACACCGTATGCGCCGTACTGGGTTTTAGTGAATGATGATGCCTATTTTCTGCCGGGCCAGATGCAGCTCATACCTGAGCAGGTTGATACTCAGGCGCTGAATTTTCTCGACATTGTGCCAGCATGGTCGGGCGTGGTTTTCGGTGAGGGCATGGTTGAGCGAGTCGGGCTTTATAGCGAGGATTTTTACCCTCTTTACTTCGATGATAATGATCTCGAGCGCCGCGTTGATTTGGCTGGTGTGCCTAAGAAAAGCATTGGTTGCAAGATGGGTCACGATAACAGTTCTACGCTGCATAGCGGCTTTCAGGCCGTCAATTCGGTGAGTTATAGCAACAATGGGCGGTTATACGCTCAGAGAGCCGCTGAGGGCCGTATAGAGGCATCTCTGTGGTCATTACAAACTAGGAGAGCAAACCGATGGGATTGATTTATACAGGCGGCACTTTCGACCTATTCCATGCCGGGCATGTGGCGTTTCTAAAGCGCGCAGCTCAGTTGGGTGAGGTGGTTGTGGCCCTAAACACCGATGAATTCATTGTTGAGTACAAAAGTAAAGCGCCGGTCATGAGCTACGCTGAGCGCCGCGATGTGCTGTTGGGTTGTAAGTGGGTTAGCCAGGTTGTGCCTAACGCTGGTGGCGCAGATTCGCGCATTGCCATCGAGCAAGTAAAACCCGACTACATCATTGTTGGCAGCGACTGGGCTAGGCGTGATTACTACTACCAGATGGGTTTCGATCAGGATTGGTTGGATGAGCGCGGCATTGGTTTGATTTACATCCCGTATACCGATGGCATCTCGACTACCGCCATCAAGCATCGA